ATGTAATATCTCAAGTCATCAGTAAATGAATCGCAGTCAGTGACTAGTTCAATGATTCTATCAATCATCTTTTGAGGTACTGAACCTTTGTCAGCTGTCATTAAAGAATAGTTTATAATTCTAGTACTAATGATGCTAGAAATATCTGCTCTAAAATCATCATCTTTACCAATACAACCAGTCAAAGAACCCTTAACATAGTTCCAATCATCATTAGTAAGAATCTGCTCAGGGCTGATAATCTTATCTAACTTGTTATTAATAAACATAGCAAACAGTGCAGATGGTTCTTCTCCAATTGATCCGTCACCAATCATATTGATCAGTGGCAACTCATCTTCAAACTTTTGAATAGAGCTAATAGAATTAAAGAACGTAGTAATACTTCTAGGATTAACCTTCTGTGTTACAATCTCAGGATTCATCAACAAGAAGTTAATACATCTACCATCAATGTTAACTTTCTCTGCCCAACGAGCCCATACACTAGCATCAAACTTTACCTCTGTAGAAATAAATCGAGTCTTCTGAGCATCATCAAGAGAAGTTACCTGATACTCACCATTATCTGGATTAGTAGTCAGGATAACATGCCAGTTCTTTGGAAGAGACCAAGAAATATATTCTTGTCTATCCAAGATCTCCATAGTTGCTTGCATAAATCTGTGATCAGCACGAGTGTAATCATCAAGAACCAAGAAACCACCTTCAGTTCTACCTTGAATCCATTCAGGTGCAGCATGAGCCATACGCTTTTCTACAACCTTATAACCTTTCTTCATGGCAGCATCAATCTGAGTCTCCATAATCCAAGTAGTCTTACCTTCTTTATTTTGAATCTTAAATTCTTTAACAGGAAAACCAACAAGGTCACCTAATTCTTCTATCTGAGATAGATTAATCTTTACAACATCCATATCCATCTCTTTCCCAAGCTGGACAATAGCGGAAGTCTTACCAAGGCCCGCATCACCTTCAATATTTATTGCAACAGGTACTTTACCTTCTTTCTGAATGTACTGGTTATTGTTAACCATGTGCTTTAAAAAGCCTTTTAACTCATCAACGTTTAATTGTGTGATTTTACTCATTTCTTTTTTTTTAATTTAAAGTTCTAATCTAATTTGTCTTCCTGGTAAATTGTCATTATAACTGGATCTCTCCGATAGTACCCATAGGACTGGCTTCCTGGGTTTTACATTTGTATAAGCTTCTCCATCTGTAAAATAGATTAAGCTTGTAAACTCTTTTCTCTCATTAAATAATTCTAGAACAGGTTCAAATCTTGTACCTCCTCTACCTGCAACTTCTAGTTCAAACTTTCCATCATATTTCTTGATAGATTGCATCCTAGAATCACATTGTGCAATTGTGATATCAACACCTGCTTTATGCAAGTGATGTATCTCATTAATAAACTCTTTCAATTCACTGTCACAAACAGAACCTGAAGTGTCAATACCAACAAGCATGTTTTGTCTCATCTTTATCTTAAGGCCAGGATTATCAGAGTATCTCTTATTCTCTTTTCTCCTAACTTTTCTAGTAAAGATTTTAGTAGATATACCAGTAAATCTTCTGATATATGCTTTCCAATTAAATTTAGGTGCTATAACTTCATCAAGTTTAATAAGACCTGATATCTCACCTGGTACAAATCCTCTCTTTTTAATAGTCTGCTCTTTAGCTTCAGACATAACTCTTTGGATCTGCTTTTCAATAAGCTTCTTCTCTGCTTCAGGCATGTTCTCAAACTCTTCCCACTCATGATCAGGTATATCAACTTCTTTATCTCCATCTCCACCACTACCTGGTCCAATCGTAACTTTACCTTGACCTTGCTCCATACCATCAAGAAGCTTGTCCATATTAGCATCTCCAGAAGATCCAGTATTTTTCTTATCTTGCTGAGCTTGCTTAAGCTTATCATAATAATATCTAGAACCAGCTTTCTTGTCTAGATTAAGATCATCATAGTCATTTATATCTATACCACCTTCAGGTAACCAGTGTCCATCTATATACTGATTGATCTCCATATCCATTGCAATATTGGCCATCTTCTTATCACTAAACATAGTGAAGGTTGTAAGATGCTGAAAAGCTATGTGCAATAACTCATGCTTCAGTAACCCTAGTCTGTGTTCTTCTGACAAATCTGTCCAGAACTTCTCATTGATCATCAATTGAAAGTTGATGCCATTTTTACATACACCTGCAGTTGGAAGTTGATCACTCCAACTCTTGTGTAACATTAACAAAAAGAAACCATAATAGGGTTCCTTTAACATCAAGTCTTTTGATGTTTTACTTAGCGAATCTTGTCTATTCATTGTATTATGTTTACTTGGATTTCTTTGTATTTAAAATCAAGAGCATTAAATATTCTCTTTTTCTCATTGATAATCTCCTCAATCATCAACTCTGCTACCCATGGTTTTTTAATGCGAGCATTTGACCCTACCATATGACTTAACCATCTTTCTTTAAGTTTTAAATCTTGCTTATATACAGTGGCTACTCCTTTGGGTCTATGTTTGTTTACCAAGTCACGAAATAATCTTGTAACTCTTACATCTACAGGAGCCCAATCTTCAAGATGTGGTTTGCCATATAACCATAAGAATAATAATTCTTCTTTGTAATCTTCTATTACAGTATTGGGGTCACCCAGATTTACAATTGCTTGCATTGCCATATAGTGATTGTCTTTATCACTTGACCGCATCATAGTTAGTAAGTTCTTTAAAACTTCTTTATTCATACTATTCACTATAACAGAATTCTACAATATGTTTTATTACTACTGGTTCTCCTAAAGGAACTTGTCCTTTATACCTACCTAACTCATCATCATATAGCGGATCAAGATGTCCACTAAGATCATGTTCACCGTCCCAGTTATATTCATACAAAATAACCTTATTCCAATCATCTTTTGCTGCTTCTAAAACATTTTTCTTTACTGCTTCAGGCAGTGTATTCCACTCCATTACGACAGGCTCAACTGATTTGTTCATTCCATCGTGTGTCTCATTTATAATTACTACTTCTTTATTCATATTTTTCCTTTGTAAAATCTTCCTAATATATTTCCATTCAGATAATAATCTCTTTCTAAAACCTCATGCTCAAACTGAGCTTTGGTTTCTTCATAGGTAAGAGACGCTTTACTTAAACAAATCTTAAGTATGGTTCTATATATCATTTTACCATCTTTATATGCTTGCTTTAGTTCTTTGTTGCTACTGAAATAGTTTTCATAGTCTAATTTAACAACTGTCTCATATTTCTTAGCTCTTTTGTCTGTCATAGCAGCTAGCGCTTTCTTGCCAAACTTTTTCTTTCTTTTACTATAAAAGTTTTTCTTACCAATGTAAGAATACATTACTCCATCTTTAGCTTTATAGTTCATCATGTAAACAAATCCTACAGCGCCTTTTGGAATCATGTCATCATTAAAAGGTTTTACTCTTTTTAGATTTCCTATCTGTGCTTGTGATTCTATTTTCCAAGGATACATGTCCTTTTTTATTTTACTTTTTAAATTTTTCATATCAGCTTTTTTAATAGAGGTAATAAGACTTCTCTAGTTTTAGTAAGACCGTGTACCTTAATAGAGTCAGATAAATCTTTTTCCATATCTAGAATCACGTAATCAAAATCATATTTTTCCTTATATCTTTTCATAGATCTAATACCTGCTTCATCATTATCAAATAAAACAAATATCTTTTTATACTTTGTCATTATACTTTTGAGCATGCTCTCTGGTATCAAAGTATTCTCACTGTCAGGTGCAATTGATTCTGCATCATTTAACTTAAGTCTCTTAAAAGCCATTAAGTCTTTTAGTGAGGATGTAATCACAAGATACTTCTTATCATATTTCAATTGATCGGATCCTTGGATGTAGTTTTTAACCTTTATAAACTTCTTATCAGAAACTTTAGGTTGATAAACTTTGTACAGTGTACCATCATCTTTAAAGTAACCATATAGACTAAGACCTTTGATAGTTA